CCACGTTGACGTACCAATTTTCCAACGGGGCATTCGTGGAATTCTTTTCCGCCGATCAACCCGATAAGCTTCGAGGCGCACGGCGTGACGTGTTGTTCATTAATGAGTGCAACAACATCGAATGGGAATCGTACTATCAACTAGCCATCCGTACCCGCCGATTCATTTATTTGGACTACAACCCCGTAACCGAATTTTGGGTGGACACGGAATTGGTATCCGACCCCGATTCGGATATGGTGGTTTTGACGTACAAGGACAACGAAGCTTTGGACGCATCCATCGTCACCGAAATTGAAAAGGCCCGTGATAAGGCCGCCACATCATCGTATTGGGCGAATTGGTGGCGTGTGTATGGCTTGGGAGAAATCGGCAATTTGGAGGGCGTTATATTCAACAATTGGAAGACCATCGACCAAATACCACCCGAAGCCCGTTTGCTTGGATTAGGCGTTGACTTTGGATTCACCAATGACCCCACGGCCATCGTGGAAATCTACCAATACGACAACCAACGCATTTTGAACCAAATCGTGTACCGCACGGGCATGATAAATTCCGACATCGCCAAACAATTGCCCGACCACATCCGTGTATATGCCGATTCGGCCGAACCGAAATCCATCGAGGAAATACGGCGGTACGGGAAACAAATCAAGGGAGTGACCAAGGGCAAAGATTCCATCAACTACGGAATACAATTGATGCAGGGGCAGGAATATTTGGTGACATCCCAATCCGTGGAATTGATCAAGGAATTGCGGGGGTATTGTTGGGATACCGACAAGGGAGGCAACCGAATGAACCTACCCACGGGAACGCACCACGCCATCGATGCCGTGCGATACTTTGAAATGGAATCATTGAATACCAATTACGGCAAATACGACATTCGATAAACATTCGGCAATTCCGCCGTTTTACAAGGGATGAAAGTTACCATCCCAACGGATTTGAACGAAATACCATTGGCCCAATTCGAGCAATACACCGCATTGCCCGAAGATATGGCCGATGACAAACGCGCATTCGAATCCATCGCCATATTTTGCGATGTCAAACCATCCGAAATACGCAAATGGCCCATCGATGTGGTGAACCAAGTATTGAACAAACTGGCCATCACCATCAACCAAACCCCAAAATTTCAACCCACATTCACCTTTGGCGGTGTCAAATACGGATTCATCCCCAATTTGGACGAACTTACCACGGGTGAATTCATCGATTTGGAAGCCTACCAAAAGGAAAACGCCCTTTGGAAAATCATGTCGGTGCTATACCGCCCCATCGTTATCGAGGGTCAAGGCAACCGCTACGAAATCGAATCGTACAAAGGCAAATTAAACGACCAATTCAAGATGATACCCACGGGTGTCGCCTATGGTGCCATGGTTTTTTTTTGGAGTTTAGGGGCCGACTTGTTGAATTGTATGGCGAAATCTTTGGAAACAATGCCGAAGGAGATGCAGGGGCGCATAGCCTCAACAATAAATGGGGATGGTTTGGATTTGTCCATTTCCTTACTGGGGGAGATATCACAAAAATGGACGATGTTGTCGGAATGCCCATACACAAAACTTTGCTATGGGGTTGCTACAAATCCGATATTGCGGAATACGAAAAGAAAATCATCAGTAAAAAATGAACAATAACCACATCGGCACGGCGTTCGAAATCGTCAAGGACATAGCGGGAACCCTTGGGTACAATTATTCCCACGGGACATTGACCGAAGCTTCGTTGAAGTCCATCACCATATACCCATTGGTTCACGCCACGATTCAATCCGTGTCGTTGACCGATCAAACCGCCACCATCGGCATGAATGTCGTGATTGCGGACGTGGTCAATTTCCTCAAAACGGAAAACGAAAACCAATTGTTGCGTGACACATATGCCGAAATAGGGTACACGGAAAATCAAAACTATGCCCACGTGTTGCAGAATTTATACGTGGCATTCACCCGTGAATTGTGGGCCTACGAACAACAATATTTCAACCAAATACAATTCCAACGCCCCATCGCATTCACGCCGTTCATCGAGGGCGACAATGACGTGTTGGCGGGTTACAATGTTTCCTTATCCATCAACTTGATCAACCCATGGGTGACCGATGGGGATTGCTATTAATGGCAAAGTATAAAAACACGGAAAAGATATTGGAGGCGGCGGCGGATTTTTTCGCATCGCAGGCCCGATTGGAATTGAAGGCCACACGCCCCCGCACGGCCATTCGTGCCGATTGGAAAAAGGTCGGTAATGGATGGCAAGTGGTTGGCGTTCGCAAACAAAAATTCCGTGCGCCATATGTGGCATCGGGCAATTTGGTTAATTCCATCAAGCCCATTTCACGCGGTTTGGAATTTGGCATTTCAATGGATTGGTATGGACAAGCCATCATCAAAGGACGCAAGCCGTGGCCAAGTGCAGAATTCAAAGGTGATAAGGGCATCCCGTTGGCAACCATGAAATCATGGGCCACCATGAAAAAGATGAAACCCAAAGACCCCGCCACGGGCAAGTTTTTGGAGAATAGCGACAAGAACAAACGCGCCATGCAATTCATGATGAACCGCAAAATCAAACATTTCGGTATTGAGCCATTCGATTTTCGGGCCATTGCATATCAAACAACCATGAGCAAATACCGCGATAAAATCAATGATGCGGTGAAACAAGATATCCAAAACCAAATAAAGGGCGATGACATTTAACGAACAACCCACGGGAACCACGGGCGCATTGTCGCCGTTGATATATCAGGCATACGATGCGAATTACACGCAAGCGGGGTTTTATTACCAATTTGAAATCTATGTGTGGAGTGGAACCACCACGCTACCAATAACCCCGATTGTGACCATCGACCGCAAGCCCGATCAATTCGGCGGTGGCCGTGGATGGATTGACGCACACAAAATTGCGGCCCAGTATATCACCACCGATTTTTTGGTCAACGGAACCTACAAACCCAATATCGGCGATGGTGCGTATTATGTGGCCGTAAAGGTGCAGGGCATATACGATTCGGGTTCAACGGCGCAAATCACATCCAACACGCAATTGGTGACGGGTGGATGGAATTACACCATTGACGGATTGAATGCCGATTATTCGGCCAAATACGTGTACACGGATAAGCCCGCCGTTTACATCACCGCCAATACCACCGAATATTATTTGTGGTACGATGCAAGCCAAATCACCACGATTGGAATTGCGGCATACACCACCACCCCGAATGCGGTATCCACAAGCGGCACCAAAATCCAAGGCATTGACGTGATGCAACTAATCACGGCGGCGGGAACCACGGGCGAGGATTACCCCATTGTGTTTTCATATTCGGGTGGATCGGTTTCGATTCCCATCCAATACCAATGCCAAAACAAATACGGCGAAGTGGACATCCACTTTTTGAACAAATACGGGGTGTACGATTCGTTTGTTTTTAACGCCCTATCCCGTAAAACCATCAACATCACACGGGAGCAATACAATCAACCGATATACAAGCAAGCGGATTTGAACACGGCGTGGTCGTACGGCGTACAAATCACCACCCCATACCATACGAATGGCATCGAACAAATTGTGGTCAACACGGATTATTTGCCCCAAGCCTACAATGAGGTGATGAAGCAATTGCAGTTTTCACAAAACATTTTGATGGTGGAGGGTTCCGATGTCTATTCGGTGCGCATTACCGATACGGCATACACCGAAAAAACCATCGTAAACGATAAGCTTATCCAATACACGTTCACGTTGGAATACAACCAACCCGTCATCAATAAAATTGTACGATGAGGTTTTCGCTAACCATACAAAACGGGACGGATACATTGTCCCCAATATTGAACCCGTATTGGGCGCGTGCGGCGTATTTTGAGGCGCAGGAATGTTGCATATCGGCATTGGAGGCATTGGGTGGTACGTTCGCCCCAGAAACGCCCGTTGATTTGTTTGATGACGAGGCCATCACGTTGGTGCGCCAAGTCAAGGATTTCCAAGATGCGGCAAACGCCAAAACGGATTTCACGCAACAATTCAATATTCCATCGACCCCAACCAATGACCCCATTTTTGCGAATTGGTTTGAGGAAAACGCCGCAATGGGCGATTGGAATCCATATTTGAAATTGAATTCCATCATTTACGTTCACGGCGTACCCGTGTTCGATGGGTGCGTGGAATTGACGGGGGTAGTGTACAAGGATGGATTGCCCCACCAATACAACATCGTGTTTTATGGCCAAGCGAAAAACATATTTGCCGAATGGGGCGAAGACACATTGATGGATGTCGATTGGTCGGCATATGCCCACGATATTGATTACACGAATATCACGGATTCGTGGTCGCAATCTTTGTTGTCGGGTGACATTATTTGGCCTGTGGCCGATTGGACGCACAAATTTGAATATTCCAATTCCCCATCCATCACCAACAACATTGCGTTGTCACCTGGGGTACAATTAAACGATTTGCGGCCATTCATCCGATTGCGGGCAATGGTGGAATCGTGTTTCGGGCATTTGGGTGTGACGTTGGCCAATTCATTATTGGCCGAATCCAAATTCGACAATATGTACGTGGCACCCATGTCGGCGGCGGGGCCATACCAAGCCCCCGATGTGTATCGTGGATTGTGTGATATCACAATGCCATCAACGGCATTTGGTTCGCCATCATCGTATGCATTGCAGTATTTGAATTTGCCGTTGTCGGTGGAGGTATCCGACCCCGATAACGTGTTTGACAATACCACGTACGAATACACGGCCCCATCAACGGGTTGGTACGATTTCGATTTTGAAGCCAATATATCATTGATCACGCCCAACGCAACATTCGGCAACCGATTCGAATTTGTGTTATTGGTAAACGGCAACCCAACATCATTCACGGGAACCACAACAAGCGTTGGAATTTATTCCCGCACGTATTACGTTCCATTGACGGCGGGTGATGTGGTTTCCATCGGTTATTACACACCATTTGGCGGCACATTGTCGGCGCAATTCCAATGCATTCAGGCACCAAACCAAGTTCAACAATTGGATTTGGGGTGGACGATGCCCGAAATGAAAATCACCGAATTCATCGGCGGCGTTTTGCGAGCTTTGAACGCGGTATTGATCCCAGTATCCGAAACCGAATACGCCATTTACAACATCGATGATTGGTACGAATTAGGAACGACCAAAAATTGGACGGCCTACATTGACACGTCAAATATCACGCACGAAAAAGCCCCCATCCCCGCATTGGTGAAATTGGAACACCGCGAGGGTGAAGATATGGCAAGTCAACAAATCATGTCGTTGTACAAACGCCGATATGGGGGTGCGCAATATTCGCCAGCGGTTGATTTCGTGTCCGAACCATTGGAGGTTGAAACGATATTCAATATTCCCGTGGCATCCATCATGCGTGAGATAAACGATGTCGGCACGATTTTACGCGCAACCGATATCCAAATGATGGTGATGTTGGACAAGGATTCATCACCCGTCAAACACGATTTGCAATTGGTATATTATGTGGGGATGCAGGCATCGGATTCGTGGTATTTGGCGGGAACGCAACAAACATCATTCCCGTTGATTTCGCCATTTAGCGCATACCCAACTACCACGGCATCGTATTCGCTTGGCTTTGGCCTTGAAACTACAATGTCAGGGGACATGGCAACCAATACCATGTACACGGAATATTGGCAACGCTATTTGTCACGCCTTTATTCGTCCAAATCCCGCATCGTTCGCATGACGGCCATCATCCCAGTGGGCGAATGGTTGAATTTGAACCTAAATGACACCATCGCCGTGTCGGGGAATTACTACAAAATCAACCAAATCACCTACGATATGTTGAACGAACGTGCCGATTTGGAATTGTTGACATACCCCGATGTTGACATTTTGCAAATCACGGCAACGGGCAACGAACCCGATTGGACACCCGCCGATCAAAACCCCCAAGACGGAATAACGTTTGCGGGGGATGGCATTGTGGGCCGCAATTTGACCAATGGCCGCCCATACGGGTCGGATTATTATACCGACATATTGGGCCAAACCACGTACAACAATCAAACGTTGGCGCGTTTGAAAGCCGTGGTTGATCAAATATTCCATCGGTCACGCAAAACCATCATGACGGCATACAATACCACGGAAGAAACGTTGTCCATTACGGGCGAAACCCCCGTTGTGGTGAATTTGACCGATAGCGAAACAATGGGTGATTCCGAGCGTTTGGTATTTGATGCCACCAACAATTGGGTGTACGACCAATACGGCGGACAATTTAGATTGACGGCGCAAATATCATTCGACACATCGGGCAACCGCCATTTGGCATTTGTGATTGCGGTGAACGGATTGTTTACATCCGCCCAAGCTCATGAATACCATTCATCGGGGTCATTGAATTTGACCACAATTGTGAACTTATCCGCCGAAGACAAAGTGCAAATATTGGCATTTGATGAAGAAGGCGGTT